TCCTCCAATACCATTAGTTTGTTGGCCACCACCGCCAGAACCGCCATCATATCCAAAATAAGTACCCGCAGGAGGAGTACTATTAGGGCCAGCACTGCCGCCACCTCCTCCTTTAGTAGAAGTTATTGAAGAAAATACACTATCTTCACCAGAAGTATTCGCAACATTACTCGGCCCACCTCCACCTACAGTTATTGCATAGTCCGTTCCTGCGGTTACAGATAAACCTGTTCCAGTTCTGAAACCTCCTGCACCACCGCCACCACCACCATTTGCGCCACCACCTGCGCCTCCTGCAACTACAAGATAATCGACACTTGTAACACCAGTAGGGCAAGTCCATGTAGAGTTGCCTGTAAAAGTTTGTATTACTACAGGTCCATCTGCTGCGACCGCAGTAGAAAAATTGGAAAATAATAATTGATGGATACCAGTCATTATTCTACTCCTGAAACATTACCAGTTAGAACAGCTAAATCTGCTGTATATGTAAACATAATGCTTGCAACTCCATTTGCATCTAATGTATGTGAAGCAGTAGCTGCTAAATCCCCTGCTTTAATTGCATTAACAGCAGTGCAAGCTAGTGTAGCAGTGCATCCATTTACAGATACGATAGATATTATATCACCTACAGAAAATACTCCTGTAGGAATAGTTACTGTAACATTAGCTGAATTAATTGTAACTTGATTTCCTGCATCTCCTATTGCTAATGTATAAGCTCCTGATACTTTAGTGCTTAAAGGAATATCTCTTAAATCACCGTCTTGATCTGATACTGTTGAACTTCCAGTTATAGTATTAGTTACAGCTAATGTTCCACCTACTGAGGCATTGCCACTAACATCTAGTGTACCATCTGCTGATACATTTGTAATGTCAGTATCGCCTGTAACTGCTAGAGTTCCTCCCACAGAAGCATTACCACCAACATCAAAAGTACCACTAGCTGAAAAATTAGATACATCTGTGTCTCCTGTAACTGCTAACGTACCTCCTACTGAAGCATTACCACTTGCATCAAGTGTGCCATCGGCTGATACGTTGCCTAAGGAAGTTTCTCCTGCTACGTTTAATGTACCAGTAGAGCTTATAGAAACAACTCCGTCTAAAGTTTTATTTGTTACAGTTGCTGTACCTACTTCAGATACTAATGTAGAATTAGCACCTTTAGGTAAAAGCATTTCATTAGTAACAGATTCTGAATGAGGTTGTGATCTTATTATTTGTCCATGTGAATTAGCAGCACAATTTAACTGTATTTGTCCTTCAGTAGACCCACCACCTTTTACTTCAACAATATAACTAGTAGCAGCTATAGTTAAATTACCTGCATTATTTTTAAGATCGCCTTCTACGTTAAATGTGCCTCCTACAGAACCATTGCCGGATACATCTAATGTACCATTAGCTGATACATCATCTAATGTAGTTTCTCCTGTTACATTTATAGTTCCAGTAACATTAGCAGTAGCTAAATTAGTTGTGCCACCAACTCTAAATGTACCTCCTACAGTAGCATCTGTAGTAAATGTAGTTTTTGCTGAAAAAGTTGAAGGTGCTCCAGTTTCTATTGCAGATGCTGTAATATCTCCAACAGCTAAATTTGCATTAACAGTTACATTATTAGCAAATGTTGCACTTCCTGCAACATCTAATGTGCCACTAGCAGATAAATTTGATACATCTGTATCGCCAGTTACTGCTAATGTACCACCTACTGAAGCATTACTTTGTACAGACATAGTAGACTCAGTATCAACAGCACCTCCTATATTAAGTGTGCCACCAACTGAAACATTACCAGTTACAGTAGCAGCATCTGCTGACATATCATCGGTGTTAATTACACCATCAATATATAAATCTTTCCATTCTTTTGTACTTTTACCTAAGTCAGTTGCTCCATCTGATGCAGGAAACAATGCGGTAGCATCACCTTCTACTTCTTGTGACGGGCCAAACTTAGTAATAGGAGCACCTTCTTCTGATGTACCATCGTGTGTATGACCAGAGCTACTATTAAAAGCAGCTACAATCGCATCAAATTCACCATCAAGATCAGATGCATTAATAACATTACCATCAGCAATATTATTACCTGTATCGTTTCTAACGTAACCTGTTCCCATAATATATATCCTTATCGTCTATCGTATGTTCCAAATTCTAAAACTGTAGCATCAAGTGAGAATGGAGGATTTGTTGTATTTGAAAAAAACTGTATTGATACATTAAATCCAGACCCTATTGTTTGAGAAGTAAATTGTTTCTTTAATCTACCTCCATAAACACTAGTACCATATGTACTAGTTGTATTTCCAAAAATACCTGCAACTGTTCCTGTATTAGAAAAAGTTATAGCATCGGGTTGTACTATTCCTACTTCATCTAAATCAAACTTTAAATTTGCATCTATTGATATACTTCCACTAGGGTCTGTATATAAATGCATTTTATAAACTGTCTTTCTTAACTGTGGATCATTTAATGGTACAAATGGTGTTGCAAAACTTGCTTGTATGTTTGCACCATCTAAACTATTTCCACTCTCCATTTGATAAACATAACCATCTAAATTAGCAAATATAATAGTTTCAGCTTGTTGATTATAATTACTATCAGCAACAAATGCTTTAAAACCCCTTAGCTCTGCCCATCCAAACATTGTACCTTCTGTCCCTGCTAACTGTGTTCCTAATATACCAGTAGCATTTTCTGATGTAATACTTTCATTATGTCCTAATAATCTATATTGTGATTTACTTTTAATTGTTACAGAACTAAAAGTTTGATTCGTTGTAATTAAATCTGTAACTTGTTTCTGTATAGTCTTTGCTATTATTGCTAAATTAAAATCACCAATTTTATCTGTAGAACTTAACGATCTAATTCCATCTGGCCCTAAGAATACTATATCTCCTGCTACTTCTTTGATTGTGTCTGAATCTACGCAACCAATGTTATCTGTTATAGGTTGCAATATAAAATCTGCAAGTGTGTTACCAACTAATCTTTCTATTTTATTTTCACTAAATATAATTAACTGTTCTCTAAAAGCTATCAGTCCAGTTATATCTGTACCTACACTTATATTTCCTGCACCATTAGCAGGATTAAAATCATTATCTGTATAAGGTGATGTAAAACTTAATACATCTCCCTTTGCAAAAAATAAATGATTCTTAAAAAATGCTATATGTGATGCACCTTGTACATCTGTAGGAGCATCTGTTAAAGGAACATAATTTGTAGCATCATATATAAATGGAAAGTTTGTTCCATCTACCCCTGCTATTTTCTCTGTTGTTCCTATTCTATACTTAGTAAATCTCTGTTTATTTGTACTTGTTTTATTACTTGTTAAAAAGGTAATTGCTGCGTCGTTTGCAGGGCTACTATTTAAATCGGGTGATATGCTAATACTAGCTGCACCACTTGTAACTGTAGGTGTTGTAGATACTGTATATACTAAATTAACACCTGCAATTGTAAAAGTATCTCCTGCTTGTGGTGTAGATGTCAAACCATCTACATTTAATGTTCCACCGGATTGTCCTGCACCATTTACTAAAGGTGTTCCATACTGAGTTACATTAATTAATGTCCAACCTGACCCTGTAGACCTATATAAGTTATTATTTCTAAAAGCTATAGCATAAGTTTGCCATGCTGCTAAACCTGTTATATTACCTCTATTTGCAGTAAAAGTAACATTTGCTTTATCTGCAGGGCTACTATCTAAACTTGTAGTTAATGTTAATGTAGCTCTTTTTGTAGAACTACTATAACTAACTCCTCCTGCGGCAATTGTGTATGTACCTGTTACACCAGATATAGTAAAAGTATCTCCTGCTTCAGGCTCATCAAACAAGTTACCAATAACTAAACTTGTACCTGTCTGACTTCCTCCATGAACTTTTGGAGCACCTAGTCCTGGAACTATACTACTATCAAACTTA